TGTCTGTGCTGACAATGACGCATCGTTCACTGGTCAGGAAGCAGCGTTCGCTTGCGCCAAGACCATGAAGCAGAAGCTGAAGGTCGAGACCGTCGTGATAATGCCAGAGGCAATAGACACAGATATGGTTGACTCTCTCCATGAGGACATGGAGGGGTTGCGACCAGCAGCACTAATGAGGTGGGCACCATGATTTCATACAGCGCACAGGTAACAATGCACAGTGCCGCGTGGGGCGACGAGACAGGCTCTACGGTGACGTTCAAGCTACCGATGAACGACAAGGCCGAGGACAAGCGGAACCCATTCCATGCGTACACAAAGCGCCGCAAGGGTAAGGCCGGGACTCGGTTCATGATGGCGTGCCACACGGCAGGAGCAGTCAGACACGCCTTGTACGAAGATGAGGTGATGCTGGCAGGCTGGAACGACAGCCAGCAGAACGGACATACCGCGAAGTTCTGGATCGCCAACGATGGCATGGGTCATCCGTTCGAGGGGATGAACAGGAAGACGGCCCTGCTGATCTCCCTGTTCGAGCTGGACGACGATCAGGAGGTGATCGACCCCAAGATGCGTGACAGGGTGGAGAAGCAGCACGACACTGGGAAGCAGAAGCTATCGAATGTCGCCGCTATGTTCTGTCGCAGCGCTGAGTTCTGGGAGTGGGTCAACAAGAAGGACGACATACTGTCAACGCCAGTCATGGGAGAAGATGTTGCGAAGCTATGGATGTATCAGGAACTGGGTATCAACAGTAGGGCTGACCTTGACCACGACAGCATTGTGGCTAACCGTTTTGTTCAGGACATACTGGAGCCGTATCAGAAGTGGTACAGCGAAGTTTATGAGGCACCGTTTTGATAGTTGACCTGACGGCGTTTGATCTTCAGTTCATAGCGCTGTTCTCAGAGCGGCAGAGGTGTGTGAAGCGAGCGCTGCGGGTGAAGAGTAAAAAATACGCAAAAGATCGTGGTGAGTTTGAGCTACAGTATCTCGGTAGCATGGGTGAGTTCGCGCTGCACAAGGAGTACGATGTGCCGCTAAATATGGATGTCCATGTCGGTGGAGACGATGGTATAGACATTGTTATCAATGGGTGGCCTTGCCATGTAAAGACGATAGCGTTCACCGGACCAAACCCGCACTACCTGATGGACAACATGGAGTGCTTCACTGCTCCGGTTGGCATTTGTTGTCAGGCACTATCGCCAACAAAGGTAAAGATACTTGGGTGCATCCATCGAAAAGAGTTCGCGAAAAAAAGCGAGACACGTGACTTTGGGTATGGACCAAGGTTGAGCCTTCCAGTTGAAAGTCTAAAACCTATACAGGTGCTGTTTGACAACACTCCACCAACAGATAGCGGTGAGCAAACACGAGAAGAGCCTGCGTGAGCTGCGTTGTGCGGTCTCACGTAGTCCATTCATAACTTTGCATCACTGTCATGGTGGGTCCATGAAGGAGATGGGTTGGCACGTTGGTGTCGCACAGAAACAAAACCCGTTCCTTCAGATACCACTGAAGGACGACTATCACATAGGCGACATGGGCATCGACTCAGGCATGGGAGTAGAGACATGGGAATCACAATTCGGCAGACAATGGGATCATCTGATATGGGTAAACGACCAGCTTCCATACAACATCTTCGCAGAGGCAGTACGGTGGGAAGAGACAAACCGAAAAAGCCAGCCAAGTACCGAAACAAAAAGGTCGAATGGGGTGGCATGACGTTCGACTCCATCAGGGAGTTCGAGCGCTATCAGGAACTGGCTCTCATGGAGAAGGCTGGAGTGATTCGCGAGCTACAGTGTCAGGTAAAGATGAACCTCGCCTGTGGTGGCAAGCCAGTGATGGGCAGGAACAAGCGGCAGCGTTACTACGTGGTGGACTTCAAGTACTGGGACAACGAAGAGCGAAGGATGCGCTACGAAGATGTGAAGGGCTTTGACACGCCACTGGGCACCTTGAAGATCGCCATGGTTGAGGCTGAGAATGGAATTGAGATTGAGATTGTGAGATAGTGGTTGTGCCTTCCTAATGGGGCACATTGTTATTCTCCAAAGTGCAATGGAAAGGGACCACCTATTCTGGTGGTCCCTTTTTTATTAGCTCACTGCTTTGAGCTTCGGTCGATCAGCAACCTTCATTGCATCAACGAAGGCATCCGTGCTGTACAGCCAGCGACCACTGTCGCTTTGCTCTGCACCATGGGCGCGTAGCACTCGATTGACCATCTCGTACTGGTCCTTGTTGACGGTGAAGTTGATCTGGTGTTTGTTCTCCAGAATCTTCTTGATCGCATTACCGACCGCTCGCTTGCTGACCTTGACCTTCGCTTTAGCAGCCCACTCCGCTACGCGGGTGAAGCTGAAGCTGCGAATCAACTCCAGAGCTTCTGTCTTGTTGTAGCCCAGACGCTTGAAGTGACGGTAGGTGTGGTAGTACTTACCAGCGGTGCCAGAGGTGAACGACATCTCTTCTTCAACGAGATGAGCGAACGACTCATAGCCAAGCATCTCCCAGAGCTTTCCGTGTTCGATGGCAGACAGAATCTGACCCATCTCATAGAACGCTCCAGTGACCTGATCATCAAGACTGATGAGTCGGTCCAGCAGGTTTGTTGCATACTGCTTTTGTGATAACGACATAGTTTTCTCCTAGTGGTCGTGCATTATCATTTCAAAGTCTCGCTTCACGACACCGAGCTTTTCATCTCCGCGCCAGTGAGGCTTGACCCATACTTTACGCCCTGTCTTCTTGTAGTGCCTCCAGAAGCCTCGGACTTGGTGTAGCCGCTTGTGCGGCTGGAACATCGAGCGCCCAGTCTGTGATGGCTCAGGTGAGTCCATCTCCACTTGTATGATCGTGTGTTCAAACTGAGGGTGATCGATTCGTTTGCGCAGCTGTGTCCTGCGGAACATCCTTCCGGGTGAAGCCTTTGCTCCGGGGATGCTCTTACTGCGCAGTAAAGATTGAAGGTGAAACTGGTGATGCCAGATCAGGAACGTCCTGTACAGGAGGTCCATGATCTTCTGACCTTGCTTGGTGGGTTCAGCCTTGCCTGCCATGGCGTATAGAACCTTGTTGCCTTTCTCGACAACACCTTCACGCATGTGTATCTCCACCGGGAAGTAGCTTAGCTTGTTGTTCTGTGACGTGGTGCCGTCCTCCAGCTCAACGCCACGAGAGCGATATGCTCCGATGTTGAGACAGATGAATGGTTCATCAGGCTCAAGCTCCAGCTCCGGGTAAGACTTGTGGTTGTCTGCTGTCTGTCGCTGAGCAACCAGAATGATGTCGTCGTTGCCGAACCCCTCAACAATAATAGTGCACCACTCGTGTGGCAGGTGAACGGGTGTGGTGCGTGAGATATTGAGAAGCTCGTGCCCGTATGTGTCGCCCAGCTGGACGAACGTATCAACGGTGAGCTTGTACTTGACTGATGACCTGACGACACCAGCGAGCACAGCATCAACCGGAAAGGCATCCTTGATCATCACACCGAACTGTTCCTCATCACCGCAATCCCAGAGACGGTTGTTCACTGTGATGGTGGTGTTGCGAAACTTCTTAGGCTGCTTGCCTGTGACGACAGCGTGCTCCACCGTCTCAAGGTATTCGAGATAGCGATGGAACGCTGGTCCGAGGTATCCGGGTTTGGGGTGCTTCTTCATGATCGTCTCCAAAGGGAAAGGGGAGGCGAACCTCCCCACCCAGTTACGCGGCTACCGCGATGCGGTTCCACTGAGACATCTGCATGTCGATCAGTTGTGAGCCGATGTTCTCCAGCTCGCAAGCTCGCTCGTAGTCAACAGCATCGGTGTTAGCGATCTTGGTGACTGCGTTCAACATACCCCATCGACTGAAGTCGCCATCCTGCAAGAAGTTCGAGATCACGCTCTCCTTCTCACCGTCACGGATGTCTACTTCCTTCGCCAACTGGTCAACAGCTGCGAAAGCATTTTCGACCTGCGTACCTTCCTTGGTAGCTCTCAAAGCATCGCCCATCTTCTGGACGTTCTCTGGGTTGGTCAGGGCTTTCATCGTGTCAGTAACTTCAGCGATGACCAGCTCATTCTGCTTGCGTTTTGTCTCGTCCGAGAAGACCTCGAAGTCGCCATTAGCAACCAGCTTTCCACCAAGGTGGATGCGCTTAGTCGAGAAGATGTTCGACACACCGTAGACGCAACCATTAAGGCAGTAGTCCCGGTAGAAGAACCCTTCAGTGACCATTGAACCCATACCAGTCTCAGAGTTCTTGATGATGGCACCGGGGCGAACGATGTCGCGAGTCTGACCGTTGTCCTGACCACCAATGTGGTTAGAGGGTCGAGCCAGCTCTCCGATGTCCTGCGCCAGCGAGTCATCAGTGAACAGTACTTTCATGTACATGTTGTTCTCTGTGATGTTAGCTGACAGCAACTGAGAAGGGATATCGCCTTTTACTATGGGAGGCAAGACCTGCTCCAGAACCTGATCGTTGTCCAGAACCTTGTACTTATCGGACAAGAAGGCACGAGCCTTTCCATCCAGTGTACGCAGCAAGCGTGTCTGGGGTTCCTGCTTGAAGATTGCATTGACCTCATTGATGATCAGGTCACGGTAATCTTCCAGCATACGAAAGTAGTGCTTCAGAGGAATCCGAAGACGACCTGCGATTTGACGGTGGCAATTCTCAGAGATCGAGAATCGTTCCAGCTCAGAGGCACCTTCCTTGAGTAGTACCAAGGCAACCTTGTTAGGCATGTCGGTAGCGGCGACCATGGAGATAGACTCTCCGGTGTTAGCTACGAAATCACGCTTAACCTTGTTTTGCTCGACTACTGTGGTAAGAAGGTTCTCAAGTGACATTCCACGTTTCATAATTTTCTCCAATTGCAAGCCCGACAACCGGACTTGATGTGCGTATTATAGGTAACTTCCATTGGAAGTCAAGTCTTTTCTTTGATGTCTCCAGTTTCGACCAAAGAGAACAGCAGCTTTCGTGCCATGTTGGGCATGGCTCTGTGGCTCTTTGCGTCCTCTGGTGTCAGCCATCGATCTACGGTGCTGATGTTTACCTCTACGAATGCGGCGATGTGCGGTCTGGTCAATCCGAAGTGCTTCATGAAGCGCTTCAGCCAGATGCGGTTATCGCGTTGGTGCATTCCATACCATTTACAGTCGTTCATAATCGTCTCCTGCATCACTCACCTCCTTATCAGCAGCGGCTATGCGTTGCCTTTTCAGCGCCTTCCACCGCAGAGAATGGGATGACATATCTGAGCCATGCCCCATAGGTTTGCAAACCTCCATAGGATCAGCGCCGCAATGTGGACAGAAAACTGTCCATGTGTCTTCAAGTGTTGGATCACTCATGTCTCACCCTTTAAAGAGTGGGGAGGCGAACCTCCCCATCAAGTTAGGAGAAGATTCGCGTCTGAATGGCGAGAGCTTCACGAACTGTTCTGACCTCAGCGTCAGTGACCTCGACAGCACCTTCAGGTGCCTTGATGCCAAGCTCTTCGGACAGAGCTGCGACAGCTTCTTCGCGAGACAAACCAGCCTCACCAAGGATGTCGTCAGCAGTTACGCCTGATTCTTTCAGGACTTTTGCTATTGCCGTTAAAGTAATAAGTGACATTGTGTTTCTCCAGTTATGCAGCCGATACGTTTTTCAGGAAAGACTTGGCTGCTTTAGTCATTCCATTTCTGTTACCGAACGCCTTGAATCTTTTGGCGACGGTGCTAATTCCTCTTGACCTTGGGGGCAGAGGTATCTCAGTAAGGAAGCGCTCTTCAGTGAGAGGAACCTTCTTTACTGTCAGGCCGCTGGACTCCATCACAAGGATGGGCATCAGCTTCCTGCCCTTTGGGCCGACCAACACGGTCTTGTGACCGTGGTCTGAAAAGTAATCCATCAGTTGGTACATAGCTTTCTCCATTTACAACAGACAGTATACCTGACTCTGGAGGTGGTGTCAAGCCCCACCTCCAGTGGAGTCGCTACGAAATCACTCTTCGTTTCTGCTCCTGACGCAATTCACGCAACCTGCGCTCCCACCCATTCTTTGGGTTGGTCTTTACGTTCTGCTTAGCTCGCATAATGAACCAGCGCAGGTCTTCGTTTGTCATGCTCTCAAGTGTCATCATACGATTGCTCCATCCAGTGCATCAGTCAGCTCAGACTTAGCGTTTTCTATCCAGTCCCTAAAGATAGACTCCTGTTCGTCGTTGTGCTCACCCTCAAGATCACTCTGTTCTTGATCGTGCTGACGCTCCAGCTCGTCCTGTTCTTCGTCGTGTTCCTCTTCAGCTTCGAGTCGATCATCTTCATCATCGATATCGCTGCCATCGAACTCTTCACGGTCGAACTCTTCACGGTCGAACTCTTCAGCGTCATCAGGCTCATCAATGCACTCTATGTCAGACTCAGCGCTATCAAGAGCGTCTACACGCTCCTGTAACAGCTCGCCTGTCGGTGAGTACTGCAACTGGTCAGGCATATTGTCCAAGCTGCTCTGCGTCTCTTCACGCAGCTCTTCAACTTGACCCAAGATGTCTTCCTTCAGCCCCTCGAACGAAAGCACGTCCTCGCCTTCCCAAGCCTCGACCTCTTCCTGCATGGAATACACCGTGCCGAAGTAGGCTGACTGGGTGAGCTGTGAAGCCTTCGGGTAAGTCAGGGAGTAGCGCTTGCCACCGTACCTGAACTTCCACCAGTAATATGATTCTCCCTTCTTCGCGACAGGGTTGTCTTTTCGTGCTGCTTTTACGTGCGTTACTCTAGGCATTGTCATTCTCCTTACGGTCTACAGGCTGACCAATGTCGATGTGTTCTGCACGAACCTTTGTGTAGTGCGTGTAAACCCTATCGTACAGATCGGCATCTTTCTTTGCGGTGCTCTGGCTGATTACTCCGAGGGCAGCGCCCAGCAATTGGGTCTCTACAAACAAGGGGTGAAAGTCACGATCATTGTGGTAGCCGTTACCATACGTACCGCTTTTTACGAACTGACGAATGGTGGGGTACTGACCACCGTGCCTGCTTCTCCAGCCCAAGTCCTCGCCGCGCAGCTTCTTCACTTGCTGGGCACGCGCATGAACTTCGTTAATCAAAGATTCAGTGAAAACGCGAACACCAAGATTAGCTTTGGCAACTCGGACACGCTCTTCATTGATTACGGTAGAGTGTGCTCGCCTAACGATGTGTTTCTCTTGCTGGGCATCCCACAGGTCAGCCTCAAGGTTCTTGATGCGTCGATCCAGCTGAATGAGTTCTGCTGTTTCGTTCACATCCGCTTGAAGGTCACCCTCAAAGGATTTATCCCTGAATCGGTTCGTAAAGCGAACCCTTATGTTATTCCTGTCGTCTTCTGTCAACATGACATTCTCCTGTTAAGCAACCAGCGCAACGCTGGCATATAAAAAGTGGGGAGACGTTCGTTTGGCTGAGGCATCAAGAGCCGCGCCCATCGCGAGGATGCTAACGTAGTAACATCTCCCCAAAATAAAATCGGTCTCGCCTCTATCGCGGAGGTACGTTCTGGCTGACCCAGACTTCCCGGCTCCTTTTATGAGTAGGTAGGAGTACACCCGGCGAGACCAACTGTCTCTATGTTTGGTGGAAGCGGTAGGGTTCGAACCTACAATCCCAGAGGGCACAGATTTACAGTCTGCTGAGCGACCAGTTGCTCAACGCTTCCATGCTGCGCATTGTAACCACTTCCACAGGAATGTCAACCCCTTTCTGTTATTTATTTCACACTCAGTGGTAACTTTATCTCTATCAATGGGTTAGGTACACTATAGGCATGACACCAAGACGACTATTGTTCTGCCAGTTCTATGCGAAAGACCCCAACGTGACTCAGGCGGCGAAGGCGGCAGGGTTTTCTGAGAAGTACGCTACGCAGCGTGCATATCGTTTACTGGATGATCCTGAGATTGTCGCTGAGATCAAACGGCTCAGGGCAAGAGTCAATGAGAGAGTGGAGAAGTCAGCCGCTGATGTTATCAACGAGTTCTCGAAGATTGCATTCACCGACCGGGTGGACTTCCTGAAGGAAGATGAATATTGCCCCGGAGAGTTCGTCTATAAATCACCAGATGAGCTGACAGTCGATCAGCGAGCCATCGTGGAAAAGGTCACATACAACCTGCACGACATCACAATCATTGAGGACGGCAAGCCGCAGAAGATTTGGGTCAAGCACTACACGTATGTGCTGGCAGACAAATCGAAGGCACTGGAGAACATGGGCAGACACTTCGGCATCTTCGATGACAAGCTGAAGTTGGTGGGCAACCAGCAGAATCCATTCAAGAATGCCTCACCAGCCCAGCTGGACAAATTACGAACAGCGGTGATTGGTGTCATGTCAGAACCAACACCAATCGAAGGAAACTACAAAGAGGTGAAGAGTGGCTGAATGTTATTTGATGGTGAAGGATGTAGAGGGGCAGGACGCTCTGGAGTATGGCGCTGACTTTGGGTTACCAGAGGGAGAGCTTTTACCAGAGGACGTGGAAGACCTGACCGAGGCTCAGTACACGGTGTACAAGTTCCTGACGATCCTGCGAAGCACGTTCGAGGATGAAGCCAGAGCGGCACTCAAGGAGCAGGTCAAGGACAAGCCATCTGGAATAGTCGTGCCAAACTAAGTACACTGGTTTATCAGGAGAAAAACTATGCGAACAGGATTTAAGTGGCTCATTGCTGGCTTAGTATTGTTGATACTGGGCATGATATTTGTTCCAGCGCTGATGACAGCGTTCACTGGTGGGCATCCTTGACCGGGTACACAATCAAACTTGACGAGTTATGTCGGCACCAAGCCTTTGGTGCTGAGCAGGTGACATCCTGCGACTTGGTATATCCAAAGGGCGCTGTGCCGAACCCTCAGATTTTATGGGTCAGGGTTGAACTAACCAGTGGCGAGCGCAAATTTATAACCCTGCCACTGCTGGAGTTTTACCGCTTTGTGCAGCTGCCAGAATCAAGCATCGGAGGATGGACTGATGGCGATAGAGGATCAGATTATTCAGGACTTAACGCCCGGTATGAAGTTGACCATACGGGGAGCGACGACAAGGTATCGGACGAGCTACAGCTCAGCCCAGAAGGCGCTGAGGAAACTGTGGAAGCACGAGTTCGTGAGTCGCGAGAAGGTGGACAACCACCTTCAGTATGAAGGCGTTCAGGAACGTCTCGTATGAGCGATGTGACGATAACGATAAAGCTGGAGGTAAGCCCAGCGTTGGAGAAACTTATTGAGGTGCTGGCGACTGCACAGTGCTATCAATACGACGAGGACTTTGATGATGACGGGATTGATGAAGACGACGACGGGGCTTAGTCTCGGCGCGTTGATGTTGGTTGCGTGGTTTATGTTTACCACGTCAGCAGCGTACGCAACAGACTGGGAAGAGTGTGACCACCCACGATTCTTGGAGCATGGTTGCGGCTATGAAGGCGAGGATGGCGCTGATGGTGCTGATGGTGCTGATGGGCAGGACGGACGCGACGGCATTGACGGTATTGATGGCATTGATGGTAAAGACGGACGCGACGGCATTGACGGCAAGGATGGTGTGGTTCCAACAGAGTGGATCACTAACACCAACAACACATTCAACATCCACAATAAATGGATTCAGTCAGCACGTGATGCGTTAGCAGCACAGACAGCCATGCAGGTATTTTTGCCGCAGGACCAGACTCAGCGCATTACCTTTAGTGGGGCAAAAATCAACAACACGACAGGTGTTGGTGTTGGCTATGCGTACATGTTCGATAACGAACGCAACTCTGCACTGACACTATCAGTCGGTAGAGCTGGTGACGAGACAGCAGTACGAGGTAGCTTTGGGTTTGAGTTTGGTGGGAGTCGGCGCATAGAGATGCCGACCATCGCCCCTGAACCCGAACCCATCCAACCAGCACCAGTGCCTACTGGGATGATCCAGATAGATGAGGCTGAGTACAGTGACCTAATGGCACAAGCAGTGCAGAAAGAAGAGTTTGAGGAAGCTGTCGAGCTTGGTGAGTATCGTCACTCCCAACAGCAGAGCTTAATTGAAGAGCTGAAGCTGGAGATAGCAAAGCACGAGACTGACGATGAAGACATTGATCGACTAAAGCAGGAAGCGGCAGCTCTTCGGGCCGCGCAGGAAGCTGAAGAGAAAAAGCAATCCGATATCCGCGCACAATTTAAGCGCCGTCTCGATGCTCGTTATAACAAAGGGGAAGACAAGGAACCTGATGAATGAGCAACGAAGATCAAGCAGTAGACAGGCTGGCTGAGATCATCAAGATGATGATCAAGGGTTGGCCTATTTATGGTGTGGTTGTTGGGCTGATGTTTGGCTACAGCGAGCTATGGTTGGATGCGAAGATATCCAAAGCCATCAAGACACAGACACTGGAGCAACCAGCCATCGTGCAGATGACTGGCGCAATCCAAACGAACACGAACGCAATCACTGGAGCGAGGACTGAGATCGGACGTGTCAGTGAGCAGGTTGAACTTGTCGAAGAGGACACCAAAGAGATACTCAGGATCATGGCAGGACAATGATCAGATAGTGTGAATTAGTTCACACTATGTGGTAAAGTACAAAGTACATTAACTCGCTGAAGGCACTGTGGAGTGTCAACGCCTTTCAAAGCGGAGAGACCGGGTTCGACTCCCGGCAGCGGGTCCAAATCCGTGTACACCGAAGTGGAGCGCCTTAGACATTCAGCTCCGAGAAAAAAATAGAATGTCCGTAAGGGGGTGATGATGCCCTCAAGTCGATGAGGGGTGGTAGTGCACCCCTTATCGGCGGTACTTACAACTGAGGATACAGAGATGAACTGAATGTAGAGCGCCGCCCGTCCCAGATTAAAGAAAAACGCTAAAAACTTTAATCTATCAAGGGACATTAAAATGAGCATTGAACTCAAGATCAAAATCAAGAACCTCGCTGATGAGGCGAGGACCATCCGAAAGGAAGAAAGCAAGCTCCATGGCATGGCGAAATGGAATCTTCAGCACCACCGGAAAACGGTCGTGCGTGCTGCTGCAAGACGGTCGCAACTGGCGTACCAGATTTGCAGGGGAAGAGACTGGCAGTCGTGTTGTAGTCACGACAGATTCACGCGGATGTCGGACTTCAGTGAGGTCTGTAGGATGGTCAAGAGATATGGCACGGCAGAGGCCATAACTTCTCTGCCAACTATTGAGGCAGCGTTCAAGCTGTCTCTGTCTGGAGATGACCATGCAAAAAACGCATGTAGTAATGCTGCTTGATGAAAGCGGTTCCATGGGGTGTCATCGCAAATCTGTGATTGACTCCTTCAACGGCTATGTTTCAAACCTGAAGAAAGAGACGAAGCGATGCTTTATCTCGCTCTACAAATTTGATGCACGTCCGGGTATTCCATATCTTCGCAAGGTATTCAAAAACCGTAAGGTGAAAGAGTGCTACGCGCTGACGATGGATCAGTACCAGCCTTGTGGTGGTACTCCGCTTTACGACGCAATGGGTATGCTGATCAAGAAGACAAAAGAGCGTCTTCCGAAAGAAGCTAAGGTCCTGTTCGTTGTTCACACTGATGGCTACGAGAACGCTTCGAGTCAATACAATCAGGAACGCATCAAGAACATGGTCAAAAGGCTGGAGAAGAAGAGAGGCTGGACGTTTGTATACCTCGGTGAAGGTGAACAAGCGTGGAACGCTGGCTATGACTTTGGCATTGGCAACGTGGCGAACTTCTCAAGTAATTTGAGAGGCGCGGCTATGATGAATCTTGCACAGGCAACATCGACGTACGCTTGCAATACGTCCGTTGGTGGGGCAGCAGGAGCAACACAGTCGTTCTACCACGATGCTGGACTGGACCCTGACAGTGTAGACCCAGAAGAAACTCTGAAGTCTGCATCCTCGGTGGTCCTAAACAGCGACACCACAGAGGCTGATCACAGCTAATGTGTTACGCAACGGGTAGCATTCCGTGTAGTGACGCATGTGACGAAGCGGAGTGCTGTCTGTTGTCAACAGGGGAAGAGGATGAAAGTAATACTGCTGTTCTGGGTGATGGTGAACAACGGCGTAACCGATCCACAGAGGATCGAGGGCTTCAAGACGATGGAGGATTGTCAGGCAGCAGCAGAGAGCCTGACTGAAGCAAACCCGAAGGCGAAACAGACCTACAAGTATGCGCTTGTGGCTCAGTGCTTGGAGGTGCCGAAATGAGACTAAGTGATGACAGAATACTGGTGCCGCTGATGTTTGCTGGCATGATTTCATTCTTGGTGTTGATGGTGTGGTTCATGGCACACAACGAAGCAGCCAGCTACAACAAGTTCTGCGATACACCAGTGACCACATGGGATGCAGTGTTCCTC